GAAAAAGGTTTTGTTACAGGGACCGACATCGCTCGCGCCACAGGTCGTTGGTGTCTCCATCGCGGAAGCTGAGAAACTATTGCGTGATTGGCTCTATGAGGCACTGAGTCACCTGCACGTCAACCCATCTGGGAAGGAGGCTGCGAATGCCTGAATCTCACAATCCCGTTGAACGTGCCGCATCGGCGGCGTGGAAGCCGCAGGATTTACGAACGCCTTGGGAATGGTGCGAGGAATATGTCGTTGTGGATTCCACGTCGCCGTTGCCCGGAAAATGGCGCTCCGCAAATTCGCCTTGGGTAAAGGAAGTCATGGAAGTTGCGGCGGACAAGCGCGTCACGGTGATAGCGGTCAAGTGTTCCGCACAGAGTTCCAAGACTCAAACCTTCATGGGCCTGTTATGCTACGACATCTCAGAAGACCCCGGCCCGACGATGTATGTGCTGGCGAACAAGGAGGACGCGGAGGATTTCGTCCGGGACCGCGTGTCACCCACGTTTGACAATTGCAAGCCGGTCAAGGAATTGATGCTCCGGGAAGCGAAACTCGGTTACACGTTCAGCACCATGCCGCTTTACTTCGTCGGCGCGGGGAGCATGGCAAAGTTGCAGGGCAAACCGATCAAACGACTGTATCTGGACGAGGTGAGGAATTATCCGAGCGGCGCATTACAGACGGTTCGCAAACGTGTCCGGGCGTTCGGTTCGCTGGCTCAGGAGTTCATGGTCTCGACCCCGGACGCGGAGAATGACGACGTGGATATGGCATTCCGACAGGGCGACCAGCGGACACCACACTTCCCGTGCCCGGCGTGCGGTTGCATCCAGCAACTTAGATTTGAGCAACTGAAATGGGATAGGAACGAGGAAACCAAACCGGGCGGACAATGGAACTTCGACATCCTGGCTTCGACGATCCGTTACGAATGCGAAAACAACCAGTGCGGCCACAGGATTCAGGATACGCCGTTGGAGCGGAAAAATCTTTGCCGTTCGTCACGGTTCGTGCGGATGAATCCGAACGCACCCCGGCATCACGTCAGCTTTACTTGGAACGCGCTGCTTCCATGGTGGGTGTCATGGCGCGGCATCGTGGAGGAATTTTTGAATGCGCGCATCTCCGCGCGCGCGGGCAACCTTGAACCGCTAAAAACATTCATAAACGAAACCCTGGGCGAATCGTGGAAGGATGAACTTGGCGTCATTGAAGACTTCGGATTTCTGGAGGCACGGAAGGGTGACTACGATTTCGGCGACAAGTGGCCGGAGAGCAAGCGTCGGTTCATTGCGGCGGACAAACAGGAGAAGGGCGGCGAACATTACTGGTATGTCGTGCGCGAGTTCGGGGACTTCGGCAAGAGCCGGCTGGTGTCCTACGGCATGTGCCGCACCAAGCAAGAGCTTGAGATACTCCGCAAAGAGAACGGCGTTCCGATCCTGAACGCGATGATTGACTCGGGTTACGAGGCACAGGACGTTTATCGGTTCTGCGCCTCGACAGGCTGGAAGGCGTTCAAGGGAGACCAGTGCGACTTTTACGTTGTCACCAAGCCGGACCCGAAACATCGGGGGCAGTTCATTAACGTCCGGCAAATGTGGCGGCTGACGAAGGCCGCAGTTTACAACGCACAAACCAAGCGCCGGATCGGCTTCGTGCCTCTCTACACGTTCGCGAGCGACCCCACGTCGGACATGCTCATGGAATACATGACCGGGCTGGTCGGAGAATGGACCATCCCGAAAACGACAGCGCGGGATTACTTCAAGCAGATCACGGCGGAACACCGGGTTGAGAAGGTGGACGGGCGCGGGCGCGTTCACTATGTATGGGAACAAAAGTTGAAGGACAACCATCTGAGGGACTGCGAGAAGATGATTCAGATTGGAGCCATCATTAGTAAAACGATTGCGGCATCGGCACCAGTTCAAGAGGCAAAGGCGGTCCATAGGTCGGTTCCGGCCCGCTGACGTTCACGGTTTTATAGATGGCCAACCATGAAAACGTCATTCGAGCACTGGTCAGGGCGGCGCTGGCGGCAAACCCGGCGAATCCCAAGGCTGAGTTGTTGACGATTATCACGGGGAAATACACGCAGGAAGTCACTTCGGGCGGCATTCTGATTTCGACCAGCGAGGCGGGCGGTTCGGTTTCGTTCTCGGTTCCATCCAACTTTGGGCCATTTGAAATCATGTCCCTGGCAGAGGAAGCAATCCAGTTCATCGACGGCCTGCCCGATCCGACAGCGATTACCGATGACGACTTGAAGACCCGGCGCATTAAAAGGTTGAAGGTGCGCTTCGACCGTAACCTTGCCTCGTGAAAACCAGTTCCACAATGACAGCACGGCCCGGCGTTTCCTTGGCATCACAGGGTTTGAAACTTCCCCCGGCTCGCAGTAGTAATGTTCCGCGCACGGTGCGGGTGATTCATGAACACAGGATGCCCGTGCTTGCGGCGTCGCCGGGGACAGGAAACTTCGGATGGTCGAATTCATTCTCGACTTACGAAGCGTTAAGCACGAGCGGCGACCGCACACCGATAACCGCGATTGGCCTGGGGCCGATGCTGTCACCGGGGAGATGGTTTCCAACACCGACCGTAAATTTTCAGCGCCTTCGTCTCTCGGCGTTGAGTCGGTATCTTGCGGACAACAACGGGCTGGTATCCTACGGGTTGGACCTCGTCGGCAATTACTCGGTGCCGGTTATTCCGAACGCGGCCACGGGAGACCCGGCGATCAATGCGGCGTATGAGGCTTACTTCGGGGAGATTTCAAAGCGGGCGGATTATTCGGGCAGGTTTAATTTCGCGGAACTGCAACGGCTGTGTTGCCGGATGATCGACGTGGACGGCGACGTGGGCTACATCGTCACGAACGAGAACGGGTTTCCGCAGATTCAAACAATTGAAGGGTGGCGCATTGGTTCATTGAAGCAGGCGACGAACAATCGCATTTGCGACGGCGTAGTGCTGAGTAACAAGGGCGTCGTGATTGGCTATGTGGTCCAGAACGAAGGCGGCGAAACCATTGTGTCCGCAGACCAGATGAAACTGCTCTATGACCCGGACCTGTATCATGCCTATCGCGGGATTTCCTGCATCCGGCGCGGCGCGAATGACATCCGGGACCACAACGACATCAAGGCGTTTGAAAAAACCTCGACGAAGATTGCATCCCTGCTTGCGGCCGTAATTGAAGGCGGACCATTGCAGGAAGATGATTGGGGCAACGACGCGGGGAACGAAGATCATCCGACACAGGGCGTCAACACAGACGGGACATTGGCGGATGGGACGGAGGCGACGAAGGCCGACAAGAAGATCGGGATGGCAGACTTAATGGATGGAAACATTCCGGTGCTACCCGATGGACAGGTTTTCAAGTTGCTGGAGAACCGGAGGGGCACGGCGGCGGTCGGAGATTTTCTTGGATTGCTCGCGGGATTTTTCATCGCGGGACAAGGACTGCCGCCCGCGTTCTTTTTGGATGAAAAGTTGACCGGGCCGAACATCCGCGCCGTCATGGGCAAGGCACAGAAGAAGTTTGATAAGCGCGCGGAGAAAGTCGGCGGATTGGCGGAATGGTTTTGGAAGATCGTCATTCAGGATGGCATTCAGAAAAAGGACATTCCCCCGTCGAAGAATTGGGCCAGCGTGAACCTGCAACGTCCGTCCAGGCTGACGATTGACTTGGGCGACCAGTCGAGCAACGACCGCGAAGATGTCGCGAACGGACAGATGACGCGGCAGGAGCGGTTTGGGAATCGTGCGTTGGACTGGCAGTCACAGACTGACCAGATGGATGCGGAACACAACTACATCATCGCCAAGGCGAAGGCCACAGCGGCGAAGCACGGCATCCCGATTGATATTTTATTAGCTGCATACGGCTTGGGCAATCAAAAGCCGGTCGCACAGGTGAACAAGGAACAGGCGCAGCAACAACAGAAGCAGGGTGCTTAACGACAGCCATGAACTATTTCAGCATCACACTCTTGAACAGGTTTACGGATGATGTCGCATTCCTGCTGGAGAGCCGGGCGCACCTCATTTTACAACGGCTCTTTGAGAACAACGACGCGCAACCGATGGCGGCGGAACATCCAGACCTGACAAAGCTTCGAGAGAGGCTGAAACCTAAAATGCGATTGGAGGACGGCATCGCGCACATTCCGATTGAGGGCGTGATTGCCTACAATCCGGACCCGGTTGAGATGGCGTTCTATGGCGTGGAGGATTCGCGGAACATCATGAAAATGATTCAGGACGCGCGGCTCCACAAGGACGTGCAGGGCATTCAGTTGAACGTGGACTCGCCCGGTGGAATGACGATGGGCGGCATGGAGATCGCGGAGGCCGTCGCGGATACGAATAAGATCAAGCCAGTGTCGGCGCACATTGGCGGGATGGGGGCGAGCCTGGGCTATTTGATTCCGTCTCAGGCTGGCGACGTGACGGCGAGCCGGGCCGCGATGGTGGGCAGCATCGGCGCTTACGTCATGCATACTGATTTGAGCCGGATGGCAGAGCGTTGGGGAATTAAGGTGGAAGTGTTCAAGAACAAGGAAGGGAAATACAAGGCGGCGGGTGTGCCTGGAACGTCATTGAGCGACGACCAGCGGGCCAACTTTCAGGAGCGGGCGCAAGTGGCCTTCGACGATTTCAAGGGGATGGTTCTGGAAGCGCGTCCGGGCATCAGCGCGGAGACGATGCAGGGACAGGTTTTCACCGGGAAAAATGCTTTAGGACTTGGCTTGGTGGACGCGGTCTGCGGATGCGACGAGGCGACGTTACGCCTTAAGAAACGCATCAAGCAATACTGACATGAAAAAGGTAATCGCGATTCTTTCGGCAGCAATCATCATCACCTGCCAGCTTTCGGCTTCGGTTATCGTGGGGCCAATTCTCGACCCATTCGGCCAGTTGGTGACGAACTCGATCACGTTCAAGCTGACCCGGCCTTCCGTTGCCTCGACGAACTATTGGTATAGCCAAGCGAAGCAAGTTGCAGTCGGCACCAATGGACAGTTCTCCGTGACTCTGACGGCGGGGACCTGGTCGGCTTTGATTGGGCCGCGCAACGATGCTGTCTCGTTCAGCGTTCCGAATGATACCAACACTTATTCCATCGCGGCGTTGCTGAGTAATGGCGTCACATTTGTGAGCGCGGCATCAGGGTATCTTCGCACGGGAAGTAATTTAACAGATGTGGCCAGCGCGAGCGCGGCTCGAACTGCGTTGGGACTTGGAAGCGCGTCCCTGCTCGCGTCCAGCGCAGTCGCACAGACGGCGAACAATGGCTCCGATTTCTCGACCAAACGAACGGTTGGCTCGAACGTAGGCATCTACGAATTATCTGCATCGGGCGGGAATAGCGGTGAGGGTGATTGGTCGGGCAAGACTCCATCCTTCGAGGGGCAACTTGGCGTGGCTTATTACGGGGGCAAAAACCCTTTCTTCTATTTCGCCAAGTCAACGACCGTAAGCGATTGGAAGGGCATATTCAGTTTTCCGACTGGCGTCGCGCAAATCGGCAGTTCAACACAGATGGGAAGCCCGAACAGTAGCGCGGTCTGGCATCTGAATGGAAGCACAGCCGGAAGGGTTGCAACTGGTGACTCACTGGTGACGGTCAAGAACTGGAGCACCAACGCGAACAACAGCGGCAACGGCTGGAATGTCGCGGTGATGATGGTGGACACGAATACGGGCTTCGCCACGGAGGCTGAGTCCGACAATTCACTATCCTTCTCTCACGTCCCCACGAATCGAATCGCAGGCATCCTGCCCGGCAACGGGATGATTGTCGCGAACTACGATCCACACCACCTTAAGGGCTTCGCGATCTGCTCTCCAGGCATCAGCGGTTATGACTCAGGAAACTATTCGCTGGCGTATTTCGATTACGGCTTTCACGCCTTCCGCATCCCGTTTTGGGTCGCAGGGAAATATCAGCCATCTGATTCGGGTTGGAAGGACCTTCTCTATGCGGACCCGCTCGCCGGGAGAATCATGATTGGCACGAACTCGGGAAGCACATCGGCCATTCTTCAAATTGATTCTACCGCAAAAGGGTTCCTTGCTCCGCGCATGACGAAGGCGCAACGCGACGCGATTTCATCTCCTGCAACCGGCTTGGAGATTTACCAGACGGACAACACTCCAGGACTGCGAGTTTACAACGGCTCGAACTGGATGCGTTACACGGAAACGGCGGATTAACTGACGTTCGCTCTTAAGAAACGGCGATAACAAAAAAAGATTATCATGCGAAACATTTTTACAAATTTCCGACTGGCCCCCGACCCGGCTGAGGGTGGAACGGCAAAGCAACCCACGGTTGTTGCCCAACTCGAAACCGCGCAAGCGGAAGTGACCCGGCTCACCGGGGAAGTCACGCGGATCACGAATGACGTGACGGCGGCGGGGACGGAGAAGACCCGCTTGCAAGGTGAAGTGACTCGCATCACTGGCGAGCGCGACACGGCCCAGGCGTCGTTGAAGACCATCACCGGCGAGCGCGACACGGCGCGGACGGAGTTGAAGACGGCGCAGGACAAGATTGTCACTCTGGAAGCGAGCCAGAAGGATTTCGACGGCAAGGTCCGGGCGGAACTGCTCAAGCACGGCGTTCGTGCGGAGGCAATCACGCTGCCGAAAGGCGACGACAAATCTGCGGGCGCGGGCGGCGAGAAGAAACTGACTCTGACTGAGCAGTGCTTGGCGGCGAACACCGCGAAGAAGTAATGGCGAACGGAATCGGCGGGCAACAATACAGCACTAAAAAGTTATGACTCTGATTGCAAATCTTTGGACCCCGGACGTGTGGGTGCGCGGCGCGCGCGAGCGGCAAGCCACCTTCCCGAGCATTTTCAATTCCGGCGCGGTCATCAAATCTGGATTGCTGGATGAGATTGCCACCGGCCCCGGCGTTGCGGCGAATGTTCCTTTCTTCAAGGACATCACCGACCAGGACGATGAAATTCAAGTGGAGGACACCGCGCCTTCTGACCAAGGCATCACGGCGGAAAAAGGTGTCGCCACAATCCTGAACCGCGTCACGAAGAATAGCGCGGCGGCGCTGGCGGGACAGGTGTCCGGCACTGACCCTGTCACGGAGATTCTCGACCAGGTCGTCGAGCGCCGGTTGAAGCAGCACCAAAAGAGTTTGCTCTCCATTTTGCGAGGGTTGTTCGGCTCCGCTGGCGCGGCGAATGCGGCGGCGGCTTTGAGCGCCGTGCGTCTTGGTGGTGTTGTCAGCGAGCCTTTCGACGAGAGCGGCAACGACGCGACGGCAGACCAGTTATTTTCGCCCGACATGTTCATCGACGCGAAGGCGCTCATGGGTGAACTCCAGGACTCACTTCGCAACGGCATCCTGTTCCTGCACTCCAACATCCGGGCGCGGTTGGAGAAGTTGGACAAGGACGGCTTCAAGACCGGCAAGCCTTCCGATCTCCCGTTTGAAATCACCACGTATCGCGGCATCCCGATTGTCATTAGCGATGCGCTGGTGCGTGCTGGAACCGACAACGGTTTCGTTTACGACACTTACCTGCTTGGCAGGAACACGGTGGGTTACGGGTCCAAGCCGCAGCAGGGCGACACGATTGACGCGGCCTCGTTGTCCTTCTTCCAAGACAAGGACAAGAACAACGAACTGCTTTGGGACCGCAACCGCCTCGTGATCCATGTGGACGGCACCAAGTGGGTTGGTGCTCCTGGTGGACAGAGCGCAACGAACGCGGAATTGGGGACTGTGGGGAACTGGCAGTTGAAGTATGCGACGGCCAACCGCGTTGGGGCCGTGTGTGTCCGCACCAACGGATAAGACAACCCGGAAACATTCGACCAGTTTTTTAAAAAAACGAACGCACCTATGGCACGCAATCCAAAACCAGTTCGGGACGGGGCAAAACTCGAACAGGAACCAGCCATTCCGAGCGGGGATGAAGTTTCATCTCCTGTCGTTGGTGCGGATGTAACTACCCCTCCCGCAAAGACAGAAGACGCGGGAGAAGAAGCGGCGGGAGATTGGGGCGTTGAGAAGGCACAGGTTGCCAGTGGCATACTTCCCCCTCCAGCCCCTCCAGCCCCTCCAGTCGCACAGGCGGCACAGAACGAATCCGGGCAACCGACCGACGAGGAAGTTGAGAGCGAGATCGAGGACATGGATTTCGAGGAGACGCTCAAGACATTGAAGCTTGCGGAAAAAGCGCCCGTAAAGAATCGGAAGGAAGCGCGGTTGAAGGAACAGGCTTTAGCCCTGTTGCGGAAGCATCTCCACGATGTTCAGCAAGGCGTCCCGGCCCCGGCCTTCGATGCGGACAGCCAGGCACTGATGGCGAAGGCACATAACAAGGCGTTGAGCAAGGAACGCTACGAGATCGCGAAGCGGGCGAATCCCTTGCTCGTGCAGCTTTTGGGCGAGCACATCAAATCTGAGCAGGCGGAACAATCTGAGCAGTCGGAATAACGAACCATCGGAACCAAATAACGATATGAAGAAATTCTTTGGCGGTCTTTTACTTTCGGCGGTCATGGCGACGGCGGCACTGTGGGTGACGCCGGCAAAGGCGCAGGACGCGCGCGTGTATGCAACCGTGTTGAACGGCGGAACGAACGGTGTGCTGGCGGCAACCACCAAGACCTATACTGGTATCACTGTCGCTTGCAGCGACTACGACCAAGTCGGCGTGCAGATCACATGGTCCGGCTCCGCGTCGGCGGCGGGCAACAATACCGTCAAAATCGCGGAGAGCCAGGATGGAACGACCTATGAGAGCACACCAAAGTATGTTCTGACCGTTCCGGTCAACGGCACAAACGTGCTGACTTATTGCACCAACTTGAGCGTGGCCTCGGCTCGCACGTTGAAGTTCGTGAGCGTTCAAAACTCGAATGCGAGCGACACGATTACCGGCGTCAGCGTCAAGTGGTCGTTCAAGAACATCAAACGGAACACGTCGCGGTAACGATGCCGTGACCGCGACACAGTCAGCAAGGACTCGGGGATTTCGCGCCTCGCTCACACAGCGGGGCGTTTCCGTTTCGTTGAAGAGCAAGGACGCGGAGTATGAGGCACTGCACAAGCCGGTGGTCCCGGAGGGGGAAAATAAACCATTGAGCCAGGAGGTCCGCACGGCTGACGAGCTTCATATCCTGAGAGAAGATGTTTTAGCGGAGGACGAAACGATTGAGGTTGGAGATGTCTTCCTATCGGAAGACGGTGGAACCAGTTTCCGTGTGGCACTGATTACAGACAACCCGATCAACATTGCCGTCATTTATACGTGCGAGACGGCTCCGATCCTTGAGTAATGCAAGTCTCCGTAACATCCAACGCGCCAGAGTATCGCAACGCCTTGCTCGAATGGATGGCGAATTTCGGGAAGAACGCGCGTCAGGCGGTCAAGTATCAGGGACGGTTGCTTGGCGAGCGCGTAGTGGCCTTTACGCCCCCGCGCAATGAGGCACAGGGCCGCGCCAGAACGACGAAGGACATCCACAAGGTGATGTTGGGGCTGGACAAGCGGCAGATGTCACGGGTTCAGCAACTCAAGGAAGACCAGACGACACAGCTTGGCGGCGGAACTTACTTTCGACTGTTCAAGGCCCGCGACGGCGGCATGACTGTTGTGCAGAGGGACCTGTATATGCCTCGCGCAACGCGCCAGGAATTGGGCGCGTTCCATCAATCGAAGCGCGGCAAATACGGGCGGGTGGAGGATAAACACGAGCAGATGTTGAGCGTCGGCAAGTGGCGCATCCTGAAAAAGCTGGTAGTGCCCAAGGAACTGTTGACGGCTTACGACGATGCCGCACAGGGGCGTGTAGGCAGGGGCAAGGCGGGATGGGCGCTTGGTGTGCTTCGATTGGGTGGCAGGGTCGCGGCATGGGTTGCGAGACACGCGGGCGCGACCGGGCAGTTCAAAGATGGCTTGGCGACGGCAAATCCGTCTGTCGAGTTCATCAATAAATCGGAATGGGCGAAGGGCGGGGACCAAGACCGGATAATGCAGAACGCAATCAAGGCCCGCACGCGCGACATCCGCAACAGCATCTCGAAGGCGCGGAAAGACGCCAGCAAATCAATTTTCAAATGAACCTGGGCGATATACAGACCATCGAGAAGAAGCTCATCGAAGCACATCCAAGTTTCGCGGCAGTGGGAACTGTCGTCATCATCGACGACGGCACCTATCCGAAGATGCCAGCACTGGAAGCGACCTTGAACGATAAGGGGCTGGCCATAGTGGTTTGGAATCTTGACTCGCTCGGGCTGATCGATAGCTCCAAAACCGGCGTCAGCAATCAGCGTATCCATTGCCCGGTCGTCATCAAAGAGAACGTGAAGAAGAATCGCGGTGCGGGCGGGACAGGCATCACGCTCTTTCAAGCCTTAGATTACGTCTTCCAGGCAGTGTCCGGGTATCCGAAGGCCGCGCTCTCCGGCCCGACAATCGTTCCGCATGACACACCGTTTGAATACATGGGCGTGGAGAACGGCGCGTTGACTATTATCGCGGACTTCGTCGTCCAGCATCGCATTACTCCGATTTACCCCGCAATCGTCCTGCCGTAACTGACGTTCACGCTTCTGTGAATGGACAAGCTGATTAACGTCCTCTACGACATCATCATCCAAAATCCGGCAAGCGCCGTAATTGCAATCCCCATTGCCATCATCGCTTTCGTTTTGGATCGGTGGCCCAATTTTCCGAACCGGCTCATTCTCCCGGTTTGCCTCGCGCTCGGAATGCTTTTGTTTCCGATCTT